CTAGTACCAGTCGTTCCTGAAGTTCCACTTGTTCCTGTCGTACCTGACGTTCCTGAAGTACCTGATGTTCCTGAAGTACCATCGATTCCACTCGTGCCAGAAGTTCCACTCGTTCCTGTCGTACCTGAAGTACCTGAAGTTCCTGAAGTACCATCAATTCCACTTGTACCCGAAGTTCCACTAGTTCCTGTCGTACCGCTTGTACCTGAGGTTCCTGAAGTTCCGCTAGTACCAGTCGTTCCTGAAGTTCCACTTGTTCCTGTTGTACCTGAGGTTCCTGAAGTTCCACTTGTACCCGTAGTTCCTGAAGTCCCACTAGTTCCTGAAGTACCAGTCGTTCCTGAAGTTCCACTCGTTCCTGAAGTTCCTGTTGTACCTGAAGTACCACTAGTTCCTGATGTACCATCTATTCCACTAGTACCACTTGAACCCGAGGTTCCACTAGTACCACTCGTTCCTGAAGTTCCTGTTGTACCTGAAGTACCACTAGTTCCTGATGTACCATCTATTCCACTTGTACCACTTGAACCTGAAGTTCCACTAGTACCTGTTGTACCTGAAGTACCACTGGTTCCTGTTGTTCCCGAAGTTCCTGAAGTACCACTCGTTCCTGTTGTTCCTGACGTTCCTGACGTTCCTGTTGTGCCTGATGTTCCTGAAGTGCCACTACTTCCTGATGTTCCAGATGTACCACTTGTACCTGAAGTCCCATCAATTCCACTCGTACCGCTTGAACCTGAAGTTCCACTAGTACCTGAAGTGCCCGTTGTTCCCGAAGTACCTGATGTACCTGTAGTTCCTGATGTACCGCTAGTTCCTGAGGTACCTGTAGTTCCCGAAGTACCACTTGTTCCTGAGGTTCCTGTTGTTCCTGAAGTTCCACTCGTACCGGATGTTCCTGTTGTGCCACTTGTTCCAGATGTGCCGGAAGTTCCATCAACTCCACTTGTACCACTAGTTCCTGTAGTACCTGATGTACCACTAGTCCCTGAGGTGCCTGTAGTTCCTGAAGTACCTGATGTACCGGTGGTTCCACTCGTACCTGAAGTTCCACTTGTTCCTGTTGTTCCACTTGAACCTGATGTTCCTGTAGTACCTGATGTACCACTTGTGCCGGTTGTACCTGATGTACCACTCGTTCCTGTTGTGCCCGAAGTTCCTGAAGTGCCCGATGTACCACTAGTTCCTGAAGTTCCCGATGTACCACTAGTTCCTGTAGTACCTGATGTCCCACTTGTACCGGACGTACCAGTTGTCCCTGATGTTCCACTTGTTCCTGTACTTCCTGAAGTACCTGATGTTCCGTTTACACCACTTAATCCTGAAGTGCCAGCACTTCCACTTGTACCTGATGTTCCCGATGTTCCATCAATTCCGCTAGTACCTGAAGTTCCCGATGTACCGGATGTACCTGACGTACCAGAAGTTCCCGATGTACCGTCAATTCCACTTGTTCCTGATGTTCCTGTCGTACCCGAAGTACCTGATGTTCCACTTGTTCCTGTTGTACCCGAAGTTCCACTCGTTCCAGTTGTTCCTGAAGTTCCTGAGGTTCCTGAGGTTCCCGAAGTCCCCGATGTTCCATCAACACCACTTGTTCCACTAGTTCCTGTAGTACCTGAAGTACCGGATGTTCCACTTGTTCCTGTTGTACCTGATGTCCCACTAGTACCTGAAGTTCCAGTTGTTCCTGATGTTCCTGAAGTACCTGTTGTTCCTGATGTTCCACTTGTTCCTGAAGTACCATCAATACCACTCGTACCCGAAGTACCACTAGTTCCTGAAGTACCACTTGTACCTGAGGTTCCTGAAGTGCCATCAATACCACTTGTTCCTGATGTACCTGTTGTTCCGCTTGTACCGGATGTCCCTGAAGTACCATCAACACCACTCGTTCCTGAGGTACCTGTTGTACCGCTCGTTCCTGAGGTTCCTGTTGTACCGCTTGTTCCTGAGGTTCCTGAGGTTCCTGTCGTTCCTGAAGTTCCACTTGTTCCTGTTGTACCTGAGGTACCTGAAGTTCCGTCTACACCACTTGTTCCTGAAGTACCACTAGTTCCTGTCGTGCCACTTGTACCTGATGTGCCTGAAGTACCATCAACACCGCTTGTTCCTGAAGTTCCTGTTGTACCTGAAGTCCCACTTGTTCCTGAAGTACCTGAAGTACCACTTGTTCCCGTAGTACCTGAAGTTCCACTTGTACCTGAAGTTCCGCTTGTTCCCGTAGTACCACTAGTACCTGAAGTTCCTGAAGTACCCGAGGTACCACTTGTTCCTGATGTTCCACTAATTCCGCTTGTTCCTGATGTACCATCCAATCCTGATGTTCCAGATGTACCCGAAGTTCCGGTAGTACCTGAAGTACCACTTGTTCCTGAAGTACCCGAAGTTCCTGTTGTACCGCTTGTTCCTGAAGTTCCGTTGACTCCTGATGAACCACTTGTGCCTGAAGTTCCGTCAATTCCACTAGTTCCACTTGTTCCTGAAGTACCCGAGGTTCCTGTTGTACCGCTTGTTCCTGAAGTTCCATTGATTCCTGAAGTGCCACTCGTACCTGAAGTTCCATTGATACCTGAACTACCACTTGTCCCTGAAGTACCATCGATACCTGAAGTACCACTCGTTCCTGATGTACCGCTTGTTCCAGATGTACCGGCAGTTCCGTCAACTCCACTTAAACCTGAAGAACCACTTGTCCCTGAGGTACCTGTTGTACCTGATGAACCACTAGTACCTGAAGAACCATCAATTCCGGAAGTACCATCAACACCTGAACTACCACTTGTTCCTGATGTACCATCTACTCCACTAGTACCCGAGGAACCATCAATTCCACTTGTTCCTGAGGTGCCATCTAATCCTGATGTACCCGAAGTACCATCGATTCCTGAAGTACCTGATGTTCCATCTATTCCGCTAGTACCCGATGTTCCGTCCACTCCACTAGTACCTGAAGTACCATTAGTCCCCGAAATGCCTGAACTACCACTTGTTCCCGAAGTACCATCCAATCCTGATGTACCTGAAGTACCATTGATTCCTGAAGTACCTGAGCTACCATCAATTCCGCTAGTCCCACTTGAGCCTGAGGTCCCATCAAGTCCACTTGTACCACTTGTTCCATCAAGTCCGCTTGTTCCTGAAGTTCCATTCAATCCACTTGAACCTGAAGTTCCACTTGTACCACTTATTCCTGAAGTCCCGCTTGAACCTGATGTACCATTTATTCCTGAAGAACCTGAGGTTCCAGAAGTACCTGAGCTTGTTGCAGTACCTGTAATTGTTACAGTTATATTTCCACTACCATTGTTTGTTACTGAAGCCCCTACGAAAGTCATTCCAGTAACCGCAGAAACTGTTGTTACTCCATCACCTACTTGTAAGTCCGCACCACTAAATCCAGCTATAGAAATGGATGTACCATCACTACTGTTGAGCGTTAAGATTTTTGTACCCGAATCGAAAGTACCACCTGTGACTGGTGCTGTAAATCCTGTGATTGTTATAGTACCTCCTGTACTATTTTCTAATTCGACATAGTTGGCATTTGGTGTTGTCGCAGAAAAATATGTTCCACCTGTGATTTGAACGTCAGTGGTATAAACTTTTCTCCAACGAGCAGTTGTTGCAGTCGCACCGGCTATACCTTCAATAGTTGAACCTGTCCAAGCATTAATAAAAGTTTGTCCCGCAGCAGAACGATTGTTAACGGCAGTAGAGTACTCTGTAACGGTAATTGCCGAAGCACCGGTTAAACCTGTTACATTACCAAACAGAGTACTATAATTGTCAATATGGTATTGATAAACTTGGTCAGTTTCATAAACGTAAACCTGCATTCCAAGTCTCCTACGTCCTGAAGATATATTATCAGAATTAAGTTGGATAATATCAGGAGAAAACGCTGAACCCGTCCCTTTAGTGAAAGCGATGGGTATGGTATTACCCGAATTTTGAATCAAAGTTGGATAAGTCGCAGCTGTTAATACAAGCTCCAAATCTGAGAGGTTGTAAACTTCCATATAACCCCCCGTTTGTAAAACAGAGAAATTAGTGCCAAAAACTGAGGTAGAAGCTACCGATTCTGGACCTGATTGCTGTGATGAACTTATAGGGTTCTTATAGAGAGAAGACATTAGCGATTTTTTTTTAATTCATTTTTTATTTATGATTTGCTTTCACCTTTGATAAATATTGATGCACCCAAAGGAAGGTTAGCAATTGCAGGTAAATTAACGAGTTCTGTCATCCAAAGAACTCGATAGGTTCCGGTAGGAATTGCACATCCCGATGGGACTGTTACGTTTACCGAAGAGTTAATAATATCAGGAATTCCACCATTAGATATGTCAGAAGTACAAGGAGTACCTGTACCCACGTCCAAAGTCATATTATTAAGAGTTCCACCAACACCCGCAAGTGGTAACCAAACTGAGTAAACGTATTGTATATTAGGATTGACGGATGAAGTAGTAATTTCTACCGTACCAAAAGTATATTGAGATTGGTTACATCCGAATGAATCGGTTCCTGAACCTGAAGCTTGACGAATTCCACCCTTGAGAGTACCAACGTCTGATATGAAGTTTCCTGAACCACCAGCCCAATCAGTATACTGAACGTAAATGTTAAGGTCACTAGCGTAGTTTGGTCCCGCAGGATAACTTCCTGAGTTAGCATATCCGTAATAGTTGACAGCACCGTTGGTGAACATGTAGTTACCCAAGTTAGCCTGAGATGTTGCATCCTGAGGTTCAGGGAAAATGTATGCCGAATAAACAGGACCTGGTGAAGATGAAGGTGTTGGAGTAGGTGTAACAGTTCCTGTTGGTGTTACACTTGGAGAAACTCCTGGAGTCGGTGTTATTGTAGGTGTTATTGATGGTGTTGGTGTAGGTGTTGCTGTTGGAGTTGGTGTAGGTGTATTACTTGGTGCAACACCAAAACAAATGGTAACCCCATCAATCATTTCATTTCTTGTTACCCCCACGTATACTGCGGTTTCCCCTGTAGAACCCGTATAAACGTCAAAAGGACCTATAGCGTCCGATTCTGCAGGGAGTCTGACTATAAAACACTGATATCCCGTAACCTCTATCTGTTGCTCGACAGAAGTATCACATCCCGTGGCTGTATTAACTACAATAATTGACTCTAACGACATGGCATTTTAACAATAAATACAATGACCTGAGCCTTTTTATTATTCCGAAAAATATAATTAAACAATTAGAGTCAATGATGACTCAGGTGTACAAGTCGCAGCTTCCGCAGTGAAATCAAATGTACAAGATGACTCGGTTACAGATATATTAACAACACAAGAAGCAAGTTGTACTGAAATGTCAAATCCACAACCAAATGTACAATCTAAAATGGCAAATTTTTCACACCCATTGTTGTCAACAAGTTTGAGCATGATGGCAGGTGCACTGTTGAATAAAGATGGTGGATAGAATCTTGCAGCGGGTGGAATAACACCTGTATTTGTGATGGTTCCAATCAGACTTTGATTGTTACCATAAACGTCTGCAACGTATACCAAAATTGGTACTGCCCCTGATACTGATTCAATTCTTACTTGTGTCATTTCTTATCAACAATTAGGGTCGATTAGGGTATATTCTGTTACAAATCCTGAACCGTCAATTACCACCCAATAGTTTACACTACTTGGTCCTGTAACTGTCGTGAAATCTCCCACGATGTAATTACCCGCAAACATCGGTCCATTACCAGGAGTGTTCGAAAAACCTACATAGGTTCCAACATTCAGAGGATTCGCAAAATTACTTCCGTACGCTGTGCTTGTTTGGTCTGAACCATTCCACCAATCACATATCAAAGTCTTAGCCGCCGCGGCGTTTGCTATACTGTTGGTTGTTATTGTTGGTAAGAGGTCGTAGGACACTTGATAAATAAAGGAGGTAGACAAATTTAATCCAGGTGTCATACTAGGTGTTGGTGTCAAGGTTTTGGTGGGAGTTACTGTGGGAGTGACTGAGGTCGAAGGTGTAACTGATGGTGTAACTGATTTTGTTGGCGTAACACTTGGGGTCAAAGAAACACTTGGAGTTATACTTGGGGTAATAGTTGGTGTTGCAGTTGGGCTTGGAGTTGGTGGAACCGTAGATTCACATTCAATGTCATAAACAATTACCAATTCAACAATAATTTGTTGGTCAATAATTGAACTGCTTGGGTCGGCTTTGATTGTAATCTGATTATTCAATGGGTCAATAACCACATCTACAATACCAACAATACTTTCCAACATATTTTCGATTGTGGTGTACCAAAGGTTGTCACTTGGTACATCAATCAAACTTGTTCCATTGTAGAATGAGTTTGTTAACACTGTACCTTGTGGTTGAACCTGTACTTTAGCGATGTATTCAGCATTCAAAAGAACACAACCTGTAAATCCTGAAGTCAAATCCGCAAACCCGTCGTTTAGAATTTGAATAATTCCACATTTTGTTGGTGAAACAATTACAAACTCATCACTACCCATTGTGTAAGTCTGGAAAGAAACATATGTTTGTGTACATTCAATAGTTGTCAGTGCACCAAATGAACAATTATTAGCATCTTGAATAACTAAACTGTAGGTTCCCCCTGTTAAATTATTCACCGTTATTTGTTGCGGATTAGATGGGATATTTGGTGACCAATTAAACGTAAATGGCGGAGTTCCTTGAGAAATCAATGCAGTAATACTACCCTGATTTCCTGTTCCACAAGAAGTAGAATATAATGAGAACTGAACAGGGTTACTTCCGAACATTGTGAACGGAACTTCAATGGTACACCCTGTGTTGTCTGTAACACCAATTAAATGTTGTCCATTTGAAACGTTGTTGTAACTTACAACCGTAAGGCTCGAATTGATAATTGTTTGAACACCATCAATACTATATGTCAATGGTAATTCGTAACCACCTGATACGGTAATCTCAATAGTTCCATTCGACAATCCACAAGTCGAGGGGATAATAGAATAAGTGACCGCAAACTTATCTTCTGAAACTAAAGTAACTTCTTGAGTGTAGACACATCCTGTGGAATCTTGAACAAACACCGAGTAAGTTCCAGGTCCAAGGTTTGAAAATACCTCTACCGTTTGATTTGTTGTAATTGCCGTAGAATCTCCGTCGGGATTTACTAAAGTTATGATGTAAGGAGAAACTCCTCCCACCAAAGACACAGTTATTTGTCCGTCATTTGAATTACAAGTTGAATTCTGTGTTGAAACCAAAACAGAGGAAACTCCACCCGCGCTTTGAAGTGTAGTACCAACATAGATTTGACAAAGTCCTGCGTCGGTAACAACAAAGTTATAGGTTCCGTTTGATAAGTTATTAATTGTAAACGAAGTGGCGTAAGTGATTAAAACTTCACCTGTCGAAGCCGAATAATAATAAGGTGCCGTTCCATCAACAATATTCAATGTGAGAGAACCATTCGCATCGTAACATGTAGGATTAACGGCTGTGAATGAACCAAAAGCCAAAGGTTCAATATCTACAACACTTCCTTGTTTTGTTGTTGAACATCCACCCGAATCCGTTACTTGAACAGAGTAAACCCCTGCGGTGAGTCCTGTAATAGAACTCGTGGTTTTACCATTACTCCACAGATAAGTATATGGGGCATTTCCAGTTAAACCTGTAACATATATTTTACCAATATCATTATTTCCATTACATGCAGAATTTGGTACAACATACAAACCAAAATCTAATGGATTTGAATCTTGGATAATAAAGGTTGAACTTGTACCTTGACCCCCACTTGTATCAGTGGCAATAATATAGTAGACTCCCGCACTTAAATTTGAGAAGATACCGTAAGGTTGAAGTGATGTGACTGTACTAACTAACGTGTCCGTTGAGTCGTAAAGGTCATAAGTAACGTAGGATGTTGTTGAAGTTGTTGTTGCAGTAACAGCTCCGTTGTCCAAACCACAAGTTGTTGGGTCTACATTAACAATTGAAACACAAATACAACTTCCAACAGTTACGTTTATAAAAAACTGACTGTTGGTTGGCACTGCAGAGTCATTGGCTCTAACAAGATAAGTTCCTGGAAGTAAGTTTGTTTTGTAGTTACCTAAACCTAAATTAGGACTGTACCAATCAAACGTATAAGGTGGAACACCTCCACTAGCGACAATTTCAACCGTACCAAATCCTGTTTCACACGCTCCCGTTATTTCTAACGTGTAATCAAAAACATTTCCATTACCAAAAGAAGATGACGATGGTGTTAATGTTGGTGTTGGTGTACTACTGGGAGAACCTCCAGGTGTTGGAGTTGGAGTTTTTGTGAGAGTTGGTGTTGGTGTTAAACTTGTTGACGGTGTAGGAGTTGGAGTAGGAGTCTTTGTAGGAGTCGGTGAAGGACAAACCGCAGTCGGATTGAACGCTAAACAATCTCCACAATCAAAATAAGTACCATTAATTGTATCAGTTCCAGAGTTCCATACATACGATGAATAAGGACCTGGTAAAGACGCCACCGCTTCAGTACATCCCGTAAAATTAAGGCTCGGAATTTCTAAAAAATAGAAATTACCAGGACCGACAAACAAGTCAATTCCTGATATAACTTCGTATTGAATTGCTGGTGTACAACAACCACTAAAGTAATAAACATATCCAGGTGTCACCGTGGGTGTGGGTGTTGGTGATGGTGAAGGTTCCGTACAAGGGAATGCCGCTGTACAACCTCCACATCCATCATAACCAGCAATTAAGTTTACACCCCCAGAACCTCCGTAAGACTGAAGAGTCCAACATTTATCATTGTATCTGAAAGAAACTGTACCTGGTGTGTACGTACTTGGGACACTGGCTTGAAGGGTATCTGTACCATCACAGCAATTAACTAAAATTGCGTTTGCAAAACTAGATACAATTGGGCAACTACCCCCATAATCCAAGGTACATTGAACGCAATCAGCAGTACCATTTGTTATTGTTTGAAAATTAGTGATGGCATAATTGTATACAGTCCCCACAGGTGATGTGACCGCAGAAAAACAAACGTTTCCATTTACAGGGTCAAGCGAAACATAGGTTGGACCAACCGCAAAATTAGAATTAGGAACTCCGTCTATGGTTGGGTTACATACCGAAAACGACTTTGTTGGTGGAGTTTCACTACAACAAACTAAGTACTTATTATTACTACAAGGCATCAGTCACAATTAATACTTAAGTTTATCCCGACACTAAGGGTTACAGATTCTACGGTGTTATTACTCACAGTCTTTAAATTCGTTACTGTCAAGTTATTACCATTCAAGGTATAAGTGTAGCCGTATTGGTAAAGTAGATAAAGATTATCAATTAAAGTTTGCCTCCAAAGTGCAGTTGTTGGAGCATCGGCAATTCCATAACCTGTGTAGAACATAACACTAAATATTGTCTGAGAACCAACTGTCAAAGTCATGTACCACTCTGAACTTATCGTATCCTGCACACATTCAGTATAAGTCAGGTTATTTGTCGTCAAAAAGTTATTAACCCTATTATTGAGAATCGATGCAAAATCCGACACGGTTTCATCACCATTCAACCACGGATAAATAAAGAAGGTTGCATATTGGGTATTACAATCGTAGTCAAATATATTGGAAATAATGAAACAAGGTTGTGCCGGTACTGGTACAATCTGACAACCACGTTGTCTTCTGTAAACAAATTTTTGTTTGTGGAAGATAGAGTTTTCTAACTTTATTCCCCCCATCCAAAGAGTTGTTGCAGGAATCATCTGTTCGATAAGTCTTGTCCAATAAGGACCTAAGGCATCAACGTACTCAATCAACTTTTGGTATGTGTATTTGTTTGTTGGAATACCTACGGTCTGTTCAGATTCCAAGTATTTCCAAAAAATAGATTGTAGTGTTGGATATCCACCCGTCTTACCATCTGTGATGTATAGACGGTTACGAGTGTTAATCATGTTCTGCCAAAAAGTTTGACTGAATTCAAAGAATGTTTTCTTCTGTGGCTCAGGGTCGATGAACGTATCATCAATACCACCGGGTGACGGGTAGTTAGCCGTAAAACCTGACTCAGGAATTGGGTAGTTATATTGTCTTGACATGTCCCAAACGTCATAAGTAAATCCTTGTCCGACGTTTAGGTGTATATCAACATTCTTTACGTTGAGAACCAACTTTTCGGTTTGAGTATAGTAGTAGGCTTCGTATCCCGCTTGGGTGTCAATTCTTAATTTGTCATCGGTGTCTAACCAAGATTTCTTATTGTCAGGCACTCTCTGTAATTTGAACCCATCAATCATATATGGGAATTGTTCGTATCTGTTCAAATAAATTCCACCATAGGTAAAAGGTTGAAGTGACGTCTGAACATCAAAGTTTTGTCCAGTAAAGACATCACCTGTAACAGTAACTTGGTCAGGACTTCTGTGTTGTGGCGTTTGTTCGTACCAACCCGCACCTTCTTGGAAGAATACTCCGTTGTCACCAAGTGGTGTCGGTGCTTGTGGGAAACCCTCTGCGTCAACAGGGTAGTCGGCTCTTTGAACGTTTACATCAGTGAATGTGGTGTTTGTTGTAAATGCCGTGAATGTTTGACCTTTGATTTTAAATGTATCACCTGGTTGAAGTGCGGGAACCTCGTTGATATAAGTTCCCCCCGATAAGGAAGCGTATTGTAAATCAAACTTAGCCATATCAATTTTTTGGTCCGCTAAGTAGATGTATTCGTTGTAATCAATAAGTGCGTCAGGTGCTCCAATTAATCTCAACAAAAATTCGATTGAACGTCTTGTACCTTTTGACTTGAAAAGATATGCCGAGTTAAGAATAAGATTTCTATAGAATTGATAGTTAAGTTCTGTTGGAGTTTGTGAACGGGCGTAACCTGGAAATTCCAAAGATGGTGTGGTTCCAAAAACACTATCTAAGAAGTTTTCATTGGTAATTGGTGAGAAATTATTTTCCCAACCCAAAGTTTGAGACAAATTAAATAATAATTGTGATGGAATGTCGTTCTGTGGGAAGTAATTTACATTATTCATGTATGCCAAGGCATCGATGAATTGTTTGATTTGGTCAAAACTTCTTCCATAAATTTGTAGAACTTTTTCAACTTTGTGTCCCAATGTATCAAACTCTTTGATTGAATCTGTAACCAAAAATCTTGAAACTAAGTTGGTTTTGAACGAATCCAAATTCGTTGCTAAATCAGCCAACTGAGCCAAGTAATCATCAAACTTCGTTGAACGAATATCTAAGTTCCATGTTCCATCTTTTGGGAATGTAACTTGAACATAACCCGTGTAGAATTGTCCGGCTTCGTTCTGAAGTGGTACTTGGAAACTGGCGGTGTATTCAGGTTGAATCAACCTGTTCATCAAAAATTTCTCTACCTCGTCAAAGTCTTCAGAAAAAACCTTATCAACCGTAAGGTTATTGGGACGAACAAGGTAATTGTCTTGTGTTGTTGTTATTCCATTGAATGGTTCACCTTCCACAACCAACTCAATGTATCCGGTTGTCAAACTAACTGACGGAGTGAACCCAACCACAGGGTACAACACTCCTTGGTAATCTAAAACGTAACTGAGATATGTCTTTGTAAAATCTCTATATTCTGAAGTGACAATTTCACGAACCATCATATTGGTTGTGGCACTAACAGAATATTCAATCATAAATGGATTGAATATGTTACTGGCAGGAATTCTAAAAGTTGTTTCGTTGTCTACAGGATTAAATGAAATGTTGGTTGCCGTTTGTCCTGTTGTAAAGTCGGGCATTACGTATCTAACATCTAAAGCCGCTGGGAAAAAATTGATAATCTTATTTACCGAGACACTTAACCTTTTATTCAAAGAACCGTATAGGGAAAAGTTAAGTACTTGTGAAACATCATAGTTTGGATAAACCCTAAATTGTGTTTGTTGAATTCTTCTACTTTCCTCTAAAGATTGTAAATCCAAATCCTCCAAAGATATCGGATTTGAAAAGGTGCCTATGGAAAAGGTTCTATTAACTTTTTCAGTGACACTACTTGTAAAATCAAACACAGACGTAGTTAGTCCACCACCCTCGACAAGTTGTAAACCTACAATGTTGTCAAAGGTACCGATACCCGTGCCAGGTGCAGGTGGGTAGAAAAACTTTGTCGTATTAACCGCCATTATCCAGTAATCGTGGTGAAGTTTTTAGTGTAATCAATATTAGCACCTCTATCCTGACGAACCTCGTAAAGAAGTTCATTGAATTGGTCACGAATTTCGTAAAGGTTGTATTGCTTGTAAATGTTGTTTTGAGTATCGTAAATTGTGTAAACACCATCTTCAATACTCTTGGTCTGATTTCCGTAAAGGGCAATTGCAAGAGACGACACATCATATTCAACCATATCAATCTCAATTGTAGTTGGGTTGAAGAAAGTATTAGAAATAATAATACTCTGACCCGGTTGTCCGATGTATGGTGTAGCATTTGGTCTGTTCGTAGGTGACGAAGAAGGTGAAACAGTTAAGAAAATCAAATTCGATGCACCATCAACATAACGATAACGAATAGCTTTTTGTGAAGTATTCGTTTGGTTTACAACAACAGGTTCACAGTAAAATGAAGAAGTTACAATTCTGAAGAAATTCGGAATCTTAGAACCATCAGCATTTAGGTATTCAATTCTAAATCCAATCAGACCCTGAGGTACAAACTTGTTTCTGTATTGGCTCGGTACATTGGTAATATCAATGATTATTCCTTTTACGTTGGGGAGAGCACTTAAGACACCACAATCTGTAATTGATGTTCTGATTTGTGCGGGACGAATCATCAACGTGTAGATACCCACCGCGTTGAACTCCTCAGCAGGAAGAGTTAAGTTATAGAGTCCACCCAATACTTCCACACCAGCATTTCCGCCAGTTTGACTATTATTGAAGTAAGGTCTCAAAATTGATGGTGCATCCAAAGTTTTCAAAACGAAATCTTCAGTCACATCTCTTGAAGGTGTGTAGTTCAGAATAATTTCTACATCTTCAGGAGAAACATCCGCCGGTCTTATTGTTCCGTAGGTTCCAATTGCCATCTTTTATCTGTGTTATTTTTATAAATAGTTTATGCCTTTTTTTCTATGAGAAAATATCCATATCCATAATTGAGCATTTCGGATAAATTATCAATTTCCCCAAGTCTTCTTATTTGTTCGTAACCTGTATTCTTTCCCCTTTCAACATAAAGGTCTGTGGTAATCTGTGGTTGGTCCACAATTTTTATTAAAATTTCCTCCTTTGTAATGGGAACTGCCGTAATTGATTCTGAGGTAAATCCACTACTATTTTGGAAATAAATTGTTTGTCCATCCACATAATCATAGTAATTAACATCTTGAATTGTGTAGGCTGTGTATATCGGATTCATATCCGTGATTGCCCCCAAGATTCCATCACCCCCAATTACAGGTACTCCAACCATATATTCTTGTTGTCCGTAAAGAGCAAGTTCAGTAATCCTCGAAGGTCCCTCTCCCGAAACGATAAACGGAACAGTTGTATAATCTTCACTGACCTGTTGTGCCACGGTGTTTTCTTGGTCTCCTGTGAAGATGTAGTTATAACTTACAGGAGTCGATGCCCAACTTCCTCCCAAAGGAGTGAAAAACGCAGTGCCTTTTGGATTGATAATTACAGCGTTGGTATAGGGAACCTGTATTTTTTTGGTGACAGTATTAATACCAAAACTTGTTGTTTGTTTAAGGGTAATGGTATAACCCGAAGTGATTGAAGGATACGTGTGGTTAAGTGTATCTGTAACCATTGTTTCCAAAGGAGAACCATCACCCCAATCCACTTGATACGCAGAAAACTCCAAGAAATTCTTAGCCCTGTCTGAAGTATTCAAAACGGTATAGACATAAGGAGTAACGGTATTGGACGAGAAATAAAAGTTCGTCACCACATCGGCTTGTTCTGCAGCACCATCGAAAGGAGAATAATATCCCATGTCGATGGTTGTTTGTGTCAACATAATAGGAACAGTAAGACCTGTCATCACAGATGCCCCGTTGATTCCACTTGTTAGGACTTGAGTCATTGAGGAATAAACCCCAACCTGTACCGCACGTAATGTTGTACCATCTTGTACCAAAGCGGTTTGAATACTCAAATCACTTTGAATATTTGCAGGACCTACAACAAATCTATAATCCGTCATGGGGTAACGTATTCATACCATTTTATGGGAACACTTGTCCCCACCCTTTCAAAACTGATTGTGTCGTAAACCGTATAAGTTTGAGTTGGGTAATCCAAAACTACTTGGTAGTAAAAGTTAAACACTTGGTTTGGTGAAAAACTATTAGTTACTTGAAGGGCTTGTGGACGGTTAATCATACGAATAAAAGTACCCGTCTTGGCATCCCAAAACTTACACGACATATAAAACGTATTGATATTAACATACGTTCTTGTCTTCACCCAATAGATGAAATACCCCTTTCTATCACCAACCCAATCCAATTTGTACTGAGGTTTTTTGATTGTCACATTGGTACCCTGCATAACCGCAGGCATTCTTTCCCCTTGAGTTGTCGGTAAAATAATTGTCAAATAGTTTGTTTGGTCACTCTCAACAGGAGTATCATAAAAATCCAACTTGAAAAAACTATTCTTAAACCCGTTGGAAAAGTAATAGACCTCATCCGTGTTGAATCCCAAAGCCCTGTAATCCAAAACCCAATTAGATACCGAACTCTGACCGTTTACACTACCCCCCGAAAAGAATCTGAACTCGTAGTTGATGTCGGTAATAATATCAGGGGAACCAGGTACCGGAACAGGATTTTGATTTACCGACCTTTGAATAGGTCTTGTATGTCCTGAATGAGAAAAACGGTCAGTCTCAAAATCAATTGGTCTACCCGCAACCTCAGCAGTGATTTTGTTTTCAATCGCAGTAATCTCATTCTCGGGGTCCAACAAATCCCAATCCAACATCACAGGAATCTGAATTACTCGGTCCTGATTACGTGGTATGGTCAATTGAATTTTATTCACAGTCATCGATGATTGGTTGAATGTCTAAGTTTACTCCGAATGGAACGGCTTGATAGTTACTTCCCTCAGGAATTAATCTGAAGAAACTATTTTCAAAAGGATAATGAGCCTGATTCAAATATGGGTAGTTAACGCCCCTATCCAAGTTGTCGAACTCACCATATAAATAAGGTTCCCTCCAACGAAACTCTTGGTCTGTCTCTGAAAAATACGCCCAAGAAGGAATGTTCTCCACCTGAGTTGCAGGTGCAGTCTCAACATAGTTAGAGTAATATTTCAAAGTCATCGGAAGATGGGGGAAATAATAGTAACCTTGGGGGTTCGAATTAGGTTGATTTACCGTAGCAAAAATGTTTTGATTAAACTTAATTTTTTGTACGTAGGGTGAAACAACTCGTTCCACTTGGTAGTAATCATTGAACTCACAAAAGTCACCGTCAAGAATATCTCCTTGATTCAATACTCGGTTGTAGTAAAAAGTGTAGGTTCTGTTGGTAGTTTTGTTGTAAGACAAAAATCCAATGTTTGTGTTAGATAAAAGGTTATTATCATCCCACCAAGCACTAACATCTTTATTAATATTGAACAACCAACCCTGTTTCAAACCGGTCCCATTGAAAGGTTGGTTAAAATATCCACTGTAACCTTTATTTACAACTGTTAAAAAGATTTCATTGATTTCCTGTTTCAAATTATTAGTAAGTCCTGTCAAAACCAAATCTTCAGAAAGAGTGAAATCATAGTTCAATGAACTTGTTTTCTGAGAAATTCTAGTAACATTATTTGGTGTTATGGAACTAAACTCTAACTTTTTTTCGTTTTGAAGTGCATTTAATTCGAATCCTGTTTTAGTCACCTCAATATCGTTTTGATTTTTGAGAACTCTATGTTGACGAATGTAATATTTTGAACGAGTTTCAATAGGGTTATCGGCTTCTACAACTCTTCTAAAAGTACCCGTTCTACCATTGAAGAATGTGTTTCCCGTATAACCTAAATTTTGGATGTTGAAAACATAATCACTACTACCATAGTTTTGATTTCCCAAAGATAATACGTCAAACAAAAATTGTCCCTCGTAATCAAATGATAACTCAACAAATTCATTTGCAGTCAGACCATGAGGTACAGGACACTGAAATGAAATTGTATTAAGTCCCCCCTCTGAAGAGTTCGATATTACAAATGGAATACCATCTTGAGCAACCCAATTTACTGTTTTGTTTTCAATATTAACTTGAAGTTGCTTGGTATAGTCATTCTGATATGGGTAGGTAATGTAATATGTCCAGTTGTAAGTGTAAGCACTCTTAGGAACATAATTGATATGCCCGTCTGAAACGTTTGGTCTGAAAAAATCAAATTCATAATACTGTGGATAACCTTTCCAAACCCCACTTACTTTTGATTGTATGGGTTCTACGTAGTATAAGAAATCTTTAAAAGGAGAATATTCTGTAGTACCTGTTAGAGTATTGTCGTAAATAAAGTTAACTTTGAAAGTTGGTCTGAAATTTTGGCTCGCTTGTCTTTCGTCAGTATAAAGTTGTTGTAGGTTGAGGGTAGTGTTACGTACAAACTGAACCATTTCCTCTTGTTTTTCTTCAAGAGAAATGTTCACTTGTTGGTCAACAGTTGGTGCCGACTTATACTGTAAAGAAGAGGGTATTATTGTAAAATCACTCATCGGATAAATAGAAACTCTTAAATCTGTCAAGAGCTGTTGCCCCGTTTATCAAACCAAAATAGAAATGGTTTGGTGCACCAACCAAGAAAGTTGATGGGTAATTTCCATTATTAATACTTACGTTCCCATTGTTGTCAGCATTCCAAATATAACCTCTAGCGAATGTGTCGTTAAGTTGGGAGTTTGAACCAATAAAGTAAGTTGGCTGTGCCTGTCTTGTTCTGTCTAAATTTTGATAGTAATCTGCAAAAATTCCTGTCGTTGCAGTTTCCCAGTTATTTGATTGACTACCAAAAATATTAGGCAAATTAGCAGGTGGATTTGTTTTCCATCTATAGAATGGAACTTTTTGAGATTTGATACCATAAACATATGGGAAAGCGTTTGCAGTTGGTGAGGGTCTAAATAAAATTCTTCCAGGTGAAATAAAATCTTTATATTGTAAATCTTCAGTTGTAGATGAGAAGAATACACCTAAAGTCATTTCACCATTTGGATTTGACAAATAATAAATTGGATTGTCAGGGTCATTAGGTGCATTTGAATAAGTTTCAGGTGAAAACTTGATTACACCAAATTCTGAGTTTATTGACATCAACTGTGCTAAGTCACCATCAACTCTTTCTCCAGGTCTTGAGAAGAAAGAATCAATTGCCAAATTCGCTAATACTGTTGAACCTAAAGCGTTGTACGTTGGAAGTAGGTATAAAGTGAAAAATCTCGAAGATGAAACTCTCGAAATAACGTATAGATTAACCAAATCAGATTGGTCTCCATAACTTGTGGGTGTTAATTGGTTTACAACATACCCACTATCCGAAGGGTTCAGGGATAACTCAGCAAATATTTGACTCTTAGGTCCTAAATTTATTAAGGTGGTTGGGTACAATAAATTTTTTGTATTCAGAGAACCCGTCAATGCTTGAGCAGTTCTTCCAATAAACTGACTTGTTGAGAAGTTGTAAGGACTACTTCTATAATAATAATTGTTAGTTTCATCATCATAAAAAACTAAATCTTTACAATAAAGAACATCCGCTAATTGATTATTTGCACCGTAAATTGGTTTGATTTGAATTGGGAAGGCAAACAAACTTCCATTCACCCAGTTGTTTGTAAATGTTTGAGACAGTATTCCCCTACACAACGCATAGAACAATCTATATCTAAGGGACCATTCAGAGAATGCTCTGAGGTCTCTCTCAATGTTTTCTGATAATGAACCTTGGTCTTTACCGAATCTATAACACCCGTTTTCAACATAATCGTTGTTACTACAATTAGTTGAAACTCCAAAGGTAGAACCTTCTCCACTATAACAATACAAACTAACCATACTGTTACAATCGAATGTGTCTACTACGTTAGATTGAGCCGGTAAATCTTCAATGTCAGGACTTACTGTACTAGCACCCGTATTGTATTGTTGAGCAGTTAAAGTAGCACTACCAGGAATTATTTCATAAACTTGGAACCCAGCATATTGTTGAAATAATGGAACAATACTCTCCCAATCTCCCGTCCATAAATCAGAAATAGGTAGTCTATCACTCCTCATAATATTGTTGACTTTACTAGTAATCGATGTTTGTCCCGTACCCGTGAATTCTGGTAATAAAGCAAGACTAAAATAGTCTATTTCAACATCATTCGGTCCATTACCCGGTAAGTCTCTCATGTAATAATAGCTTACACCCGATAAATCATCCGATGAAATATACTTTGCAGGAGGAGTGTTAGTTCCTATACCCGTACCAACAAACGCATTGTTTGCGGACACACTTGTCATACACGTTACTCCATTAATAGTTGGTCGATTAAAAAGGAATGCAACAGACCCCATGGGTTGTAAGGTACTAGTGTTAGTGTTTTTGATTCTGTAGTTATTAAAATCTAGTGTTGCATCAATTGCACTGAAATAACCCGTGTTGTAAGTCGTAAATGAAGAGAATCCTGTACCCGCCTCAAAGAAGTATGACGAGTTGTAAATATTATTTTGAACCTTGTGATTTTGAACTGAATTACCTCCCGATGGTACACTTTGAATTGGCACATTTAATCTTGTTTCCGCAGTAAATGTGATTGCGTTTTCATTCGTGTAACCAAATAACTTACCTACCCCATACTTGTTTTTATACAGAGGTGAGTATGGGTCAACACCTCTTTGTAAAATTATAATGTATTGGTTCTCAAAATTGTTGAAAATATCTTCATAATTGTAGTCAGCAACAAACCCATTTGTTATGGGATTTCTCCAGTTCACAATAACATCTCTTGATGAGTATAAAACTTCAACATCTGACTGTAAAATATTAGGTAAACTTCCAACAGGTGATGAAGTATTCCAAATTTGTCTTGCTTGTGAAATTGTCATACCAGTTAAAACTTGGTAATATTCAATGTCCATCGGAAAGTTGTAATTGGTTATATCAGAACCTTGACTCAACAAATAACTTATTGGTGCAGATTGAGTAGTTTGGCTAGTTGCATACCTTACTTGTACCGTACCTCCATTTGGAAGTTTTGTGGTTCCAGTAATCCCTTGTTTTAGTAAAGTTCCACCTAAAGGTTCAGGATAAAAATAATTCGGGTCTCTACTACTAATTGGATTCACAAAAGTAAGTAAAGTTCCCGGAGCATAATTTTGTTCTGAAAGAAACGTAAGAGTATTGTCAAAGTGACTTACAGTCGTGTTCGAGGGATTATCAAATGAAACACTAATTTTATTTAATCCATCAAAAAATTTCTTTCTTCCATTGAAGATATTAATTCTTTCAGCTAAAGGGAGGTCATAAGAATAGGAAAATAGTTTGAGGGAATTTGTATTGAAACTGGCTGATTGGTCAGGAATACCAACAGTCACAGACTCCGTAGTTCTTACTTCACCTCTGACTTGAAAATTTGCAGTCCTTGTACCAATTGTTTGTGAAAAAGCCAAAGCAACGGCATTCTTGTTTGCCTCTGATATTTGGTTTTGGTCATCAAACTGATAAGGTAGATTGGTTGCTAACAAACCTTCTGTATAATAAGTTGCATTTGACAGTTGACTAAAAGTTGTCAGAACTTCAGAAGTAGTTGAAGAGGCATAAGTCGAATTATCACAAGAACATCCCTGACACTCGGGATAAGTCAACATTGGTAAACCAAATCCTCTGAGTTGAGAACCACCAACAGATAGTTGGGTTAATTTATTTACGATTTGATAGATAATAATTATGACAGGAAAAATGACTTGGAAAAGTTGTAAAATCAAAGAAAACAAAAAGTAAATCAAGTCAAAATTCTTGAACCCTTCATTAACAGGAAATTTGTTAACTGTTGATGCACATTCATTGTCATCAATTTCTTTGATTCCAACAAATCTACCTCTACCCCCAACACCAAGACTAAATACTGGTGGTAAATTTCTTTTGTATTGGTCAATCAAAGATGAAACAGTGTAAACCTTATTGTAATTGAACTCGTAGAAAGTGTCCTCACAATTGAATATTTCTGTCTCACGTCTTGTTTGAAGTGCTCCTGAATAACCTTGTGTATACCCAGTCCAATCTAAACCAAAATAATACGAACTCGCTAACTGTCTTTGGATTGTTGTGTTATTAGAATAGTTTGGGTCCGAAGTTGACGTAACCCAACCCATTTCCCTTACGTTTGGTAACAAATAATACGGTCTTTTAACTTGTTCAATATTTGAAGATGGTTGTTGCCATTTAACTTTGAATCTGTATTTTGCCTTTGTGGGAATACCGACTGTAGGGTCATTACTAAAAATTCTTGTACCGTCTTCAGCTGTTGTTACGTAATCCAAGTTCATTGGAAGTTCAGTCAACCATGTTCCATTTTCGTCAATTACGTTACCCGAATTTTCAAGTCTGTATTCCTCTAAAATAGGTCTACCCTGATTGTCTTGGAAAATAGTTTGTCTGATAGCTAAAATTTGACCAGGTCCTGCTTGTAATTCACATAGATTACCAAAGTTATCTTTAGGTTTACAACCTGAGCTTAAAATACTTGGTGGAATATTTGTTTGTATTCTCGGTGCATTGACTCTGTATTTGTCTATTGTCGAAAACATGGAACCCATAAAGACAGAAGACGGGGATATCTCAATGTTCGCCTCACTTCTTAAATCAAAATCAACACGATTTACTGCCGCTTGGCACTGTGAAGGGTCACCCCAAAATGGGCTAACCTCGAATTGTTTTCTCAATGAAACAATTTGAGGTAAAGTATCAATGTCAGGAGAGGATAAAAATCTGTCACCAGCAACTTGTTCAGCTGTGGCTCTACCCATTCTTATTAAATCTTGAGGTGTTAAGGAAAATTCTCCGATATCACTCAAATCTAAATCCATTAGAATTGTTTGAACCCCAACAGGAACACCAAAAATCATATAGTCCCCACTCTCGTTTGTTTTTACGGTATACTTGTAATACTTGTCATAAATTTCTCCTACGAGTGGGTCTTTCAAGATATCATCCCTTGTGGGAAATGTTCCTGTGGCGGCATGGTTTGTATACGATGGGGTATATGGAAGAACGTTAAATCTGTAACCATCGGTATTTCTATCATCAGGATTTACGTAAGGATATACCGCAACAATTTCTTCGTTAACCGCATCAGTTTCAAGAATAGGAACAAAAATGGTTACCTTTACGTTTGGTACACCGAGTCCACTATTTGCAACCACTCTACCAACAACAACCCCATATTGAGAACAGTCACGGTTGTAAACATCCGCTTGACCAATCTGGAGGGAGAGAATTTCTAAGAATTCGAAATCTTGGTCTAACTCAAATGATAGAGATTTGTTGATACCAACGTCAGTTTTTATCCTGTAAGATTTTCCCATTCAGACTTTTTCAAATAAATAGTTATTTTGGGTTTTTCTTAGAAAACCCAATATCATAAAGAAAATATACCCTGATGGAAAATTAAATAAAGGTGTTAAGAAAAAGAAACATTTTGGAAGTTCTTGACCTTAACCTTGATGTCCTTTTGAGGAAATCTTACTTGATATGCTTGGTTTGGTTGTGCAAATAAAGTATCATCTACAGGTTGAATAATTCTTAGTTCCGGGTCAGAATAACTCATCGAAGTTTGAGCTGAAGAATATTGTCCCCCAACTTTATTTTCGATTACTAAATCCGCAACGGTAATTACACCTGTTTGTTGTTGAACAATTGTTCTAAGTTCTGATAAATAAACATTTTGTCCAAGTTGTCTAAACTGAGGGTCCATGTAAGCTGAGATTCTATTAACAATCTCCGAAATAATTTGACCTGAATTTTGTGTTGCATCTAACACCACAGAAATTTCGATTCCTAAATCAAGAACTTCAGCAGATGTAACCTGAATATAGTCATTCATCATTCTATAGTTGGACAAATAATTTGCAACATTTTGTCTCAATGTATTCGAAACAATTGGTGTTAATTTTCCTGAGGTATCGTATGACAATAAACTGATAACAATCTTGTTATTATTTTCGGTTATAGCCACCTTGGCAGGTGCACCAAATTGTGCTGGCATTGTTCTCAATAAAGAGTCATAATCATTAACTGTTACCGCTCTTTTTTGAGCTGCAAAGTTAAACGTTACATAATTTCTAACTTCCTCAACTGATGGTGGATTTGCACCTCCAATAGCCGCAGTAACGTTATTACACCTCAAAGATTGAATAACACTATTGTTAATATTCTGAGATGGTCCATTAACAAAGAAAGTCACGGTACCAACTTGGTTGATAACATTTGTTCCTAAGTTTGTTGCCAATCCACCACCAACTCTATATTGAACAAACAAAGTAGTGTTTGGAATAAGAGTTGAACCTAAAGAAAAATTGTTTTGGATGGTCTGTAATGTCACAGGTAATCCCAAAGTGGTAAAGGCATTCAATTGGTCTTGAGCAGATGTTGAACCACCTCCGAATGTCATTTTCATGAAACCTTCGGGGGTAAACTCTGTAATGAATCTGTTGTTCGTTTGAATGTATCTTCCAACCTTTACACCTGGTTGGTCTGAAACTTTTGTTGGGTCTTCTATGAATATCCTATCTTCGGCTAACGCATCAACTTCATACCATCTATTCTCAACACCCAAGAATTCTGCAGCAGTTGGTACGTTGGTATAGTTAGTTCCGTTCTTAAGAAGAACACTCGTAACACCAAGAACATTCTTATCAGGTAAGAAAAGTTCAAAGAATGGTTTTACGTCACTGGCATTGATTACTCTTTTGAAAACTTTTGTTAGACCATTAACAACTTGTTCTCTTTTAGTGATGGTATAGTTAACAAGGTTTCCATTTCCATCAAAGTTTGGAATCTTTAATCTATTGGGAAAACCTTGTGAATTATACGGTGATGCAAAATCCACATCATATTGAGTTTCAAACACAATACCCGCACCAAAGACTTGAGACCCTCTTGTTAATGTTCCCAAATATCTTTCGTCCTCCTTGTCTCCAAATGCAGGAACAGTAATTGAGAAGTCTACCAAAGATACTGAAGGTCTTTGACCTGGTATCTTTAATCCATAAGTTCTTGCTATATTATAGATTGACGACCTTTGTTGTGCATATTGAAGAACCGTTTCTTGGATACTTCTATCAATATGGTAGTGAAGGTTGTCGGCGACAGCGGCGTTCAAATCCAAAAATACTGAGAATACCGAAGCATCATTGAAATCCTGAATCAATTCAGGATAATATGTTCTTACGTAGTTTTGGAGTTCAATCCTAATACTTTCGTAATCTCGTACTGTATAGGATATTTTGTTGTTTGCCATATATGTTAAATATTGAGGATGACAAAATCACTCTGAGCAAAAGCCAAGTTGTCAACTGAAAAATCTATTCTTACTTTAGCGGTATATTCAGATGTTCCTTTACCAGGTACCCTATACGGAGTATTTGCATCTTGAGCGAGTTGTGCTCTCCCTTGAGCATTTTCTACCTCCACAGAAGGGTCTGCTGGCTCGATGGTTATGTTATTAATCAACAAATTGGGAATATACTTAGATACCGAATCTCGAATATCCGCTTCAATTGCATTGAAGGTGAGTCCATCATAAGGTTCAAATAAAAATTCATATATCCGAGTTCCAAAATCAGGGAGAAAATATCTTGAACCTTTTCTTGTTAACAACAAATGAATCAAATCACTTTTGATTTGTGCATATTGTGTTTCAGTCAAAAGTAAGAAATCCCCTTGAGTTGAATCTTGGAAGGGAAATGCTAAACCATATGTAATTCCATCTGCCATATCAGATAAATATACCCTGAAACTTTTTATAATAAAACAAAAAACCCAACACATATGTGTCGGGTTTCTTTTTTTAATGAGTATTTCAACTTTTAAGCCTCACAAGCCACACAATGTAAGTCATTAACATTGAGTTTCTTTCTTGCAAAAGCTTGAGCCGAGTTCATTGAGTGTTGATAGTAGAGTGTCTTGACTCCAAGTTGCCAAGCGTCAACCAACAATTTATTGACATCCTTGGTTGGCATGTCAGGTGAAATCATAAGGTTGAGTGACTGTGCTTGGTCAATGTAATCTTGTCTTACCGCCGCTTGGTTGATAATCGATGACTGGTTGATTTCAGCGAAAGTTCTGAAAACATCTTTTTGTTCTTCTGTTAAGAAGTCCAAATGTTGAACCGAACCATCGTGTTTTTTAATACTCTCCCAAGTTGTTTTGTTATCTTTACCAAGTTCACCCAAAAGTTTTTTCAACACCGGGTTCTTGATAGTAACCTTGAGTTTTGCCACGTCTTTCACATAACAATTTGACCAAATTGGTTCAATTGATTGTGATACCTGACCCAAGATAAATGCCGAGGAAGTAGTTGGTGCAATCGCATTTAGGGTAACATTTCTTCTTCCATATCCTACCAAGGTTTCGGGTTCACCAAAGATTTTAGCCAACTCTCCTGAAGCCTTGTAGGACTTTTCTTTAATCAATTTGAAAACTTCAACATTCAATCTTGCCGTTTCACGACTGTCGAATGGGAGGTTTTTAGATTGAAGAAGTGAGTGCCAACCCAAAACACCAAGACCGAGAGCTCTTTGTCTTTTAGCGAAGTTGTACGCCTTTTCAAGGTAGAAAAACGCTCTTTTACCTTCCAAGGTTCCGTTGTCTCTGATATTTTCAATCTTTGTCAAAAACTCCGACACAACCGCATCGAGGAAGTAAATCATCATTTCAACAGCATCGGTGTCTTTCCACTCATCATAGTGAAGAAGATTCATAGAGGACAAAACACAAACAAACGATTCTTCTTCAGAGTTGTGAAGTGCAATCTCGGAACAAAGATTTGAGTTATAGATTTTCATGTCCTTATCCTTGTACACCTCAGGTGCCTTGTTATTCATCGTATCGGTGAACATAATGTATGGATAACCAATCTCACCTCGTCTTTGAATTACTTTAGCCCAAATTGCACGTTTCTCTTTGTCACCATCAATCATTTCTTCCATGAACTGGTCGGTTACAGTAACCGCGTGAGTCAAATCTTGAATAGGGAATCCTTCGGTTCCAATTTCCAAGAACTCCATGATGTCAGGGTGTTCTACAGGAAGGTAAGGAGAGAATCGTCCTCTACGGGTTGAACCCTGAGAGATGTTGTCCACCACACTTTGGAACAAGTTCATAAAGTGAACCGAACCGGGTGCGTGTCCATTGTCAGTGATTTCCGCACCACGACCACGGATATTTCCGAAATAACCGGAAGTTCCTCCACCCATCTTACTCATTTCACCTACTTCAGCCTGAGTGTAAAGGATTGACTCAATATTGTCACCTACGTTGGAACCAAAACAACTTACAGGTAAACCTCTTTTCTTTCCGAAGTTTGCCCATACAGGAGAAGAAAGTGAGTACCACCCCTTACCCATATATTCGTAGAACTTTTCTGCAAATCCTTCCATTCCAAGAAGTTTCTCTGCGTGTTCTGCAATTGTTTTAATTCTGTCCAAAGGTTCTTCACCCTCACTCAAATATCCTCTGCGGAGAAATGTAATTGACTCATCATTAATCCAGTCAAAAGGTTGTCTATTTTCCATATTATTTTAGAAGTTTTTAAATTAGAATAGGTCGTTAAGTGTAATTGATTTTGATTTTTTACTGTAGTTGATACTTCTTTTATTGAAGAAGTCGGTATGTTTGGTTGTTAAGATTTCATCATCAAACCATTCCGTAGTCTCCAATAACTTTTCATCAATTTCAAAAATATTTTCTATTCCTATAGAATTCAAAGATACGTTGAAACGATGTTTAATAAATTCAATTGTTTGAGCTTTCGTAAGAAAATCTAAATCTCCTTTTTCAAAAATCCAATCAATGATTTCTGATTCCGCCTCGAAGGCGTCTTTGGTTGCTTCAACCAAGTCTTCAATCAACTCAGGAGTCCACCAACTTGGGTTTTCCTTTTTAATAAGGTTAACCAAGTCAAAACCGAATTCAGCGTGAATGTTTTCTTCTTTTGAGGTTGCCTCAACAGCGTTACTCATACCTTTGAGAACATTCTTGTGTTTGTTGAACGACATGATTACCAAGAACTGAGAGAATAATGATACGTTTTCAACAAACATTGAAAACAAAACAACCGATTCAAAGTAATCTTGGTTTTCAACTGATTTGGAATTTGAGATAGACTTTTCCAAGTACTTAATTCTTCTTCTGATTGCCGGTACTTCCAACAAGTTCTCGAATTCTCTGTTCAATCCCAACAACTGAATCAAGTGAGAGTACGCATCAGCGTGTCTGACCTCTGATTCTGCGAATGTTGCTCCCACACTACCGATTTCGGGTTTTGGTAATCTCTTGTAGATATCACCCCAAAAGGTCTTAACCGCAATCTCGATTTGAGAAATCGCCAACATAGCCCTCTGTACCGCCATTTGTTCCTTCTCATTTAAGTGAACTTTGAAGTCCTGAATGTCTGAAGTAAAATTGAATTCAGTGTGAACCCAATAAGAGTGACGAATCGCATCCACATACTCAACCAAATTAGGATATTCGTAGGGTTTGAGGTTAATTCTTTTTGTAAAAATGTTTGGTTGATGCTTTGAACGATAAATGATGTATTCTTTAGCAACATCATTAAGACCGTTGTCCATCAACTTGTTTTCCACCATGTCGTGAATTTCATCAACATGTGGGATGTAGATTTTGTTATTTCTAAAAATACTTTTCTTAGTTAAACGAGCAATCTTTTCTGCCATCTCGTGGTCAACTTTACCCGTAGAGTTCATTGCCTTGAGAACCGCCTTTTCGATTTTGTTTTCCTCGAAAGGTACTTTATCACCACTTCTTTTGATTACGTAACGTGGTTCGTTAGAATTAATAATATCTGAATTATTCATAGTTTTGACTTTTAATAAATTTTTACAAGAGAATTATCGAGGTTGCTGTTGTTCTCTTTGACGACGTTTTTCCATAAGTTCTCTTACCCTATCGCCCTTCTTCTGTTCTTGATTCTCTTCGAATCCAAGGAATGTAATCGATGACTCAGTGTCAATTTCTAACAACTCGTTATCGAACTTACAGTTCTCGAACACGATTCCATCTTGCCCAAGTCGAGACTTTGTAATTGCGATGGTAGCCAACTTCAACTCTTTTTGTTGTAGTGTCTTTGCCACCGATATAATCACGTGTCCCACTTGTGCCTTTTTGATTGAGCCACCCATTTGGTCTGTAGTCACAACCTCAGAAGAGATTGAAGAACGGTTTCCTTGAGTTGCCGTCCATCCTGCAATTCCGAGTTCATGACACATAGCCTCAAAGTGTCTCATCACAGAACCTTCTGCTTTCCATTCATCCGTCTTCAGATTGTCAGGAACAACACAGTCGATATAATCCAAAGTAATCATATCAATTTTTGTTCCGTCTGCAATCATCTTACGAACTTGGTTTTTTATCTGATTCATTGTCATTGTATCAGAGGGTAGTTTTTTAAGAATCAGTCTGTTTGGCATCGTATTCTTAATCTCTTCGACTTTAGACATAACCTCTTCTTTTTTCAGAGCGAGGTTATCGGGTTCAATACCCGTCCAAATGGTAAAGTGTTTTCTTTGGATAATTTTTGGGTTGTCCTCAAAAAATATCTGTAAAACATTGTACCCCAAATTGAACGCGGTGTTCGCAATCTTGGTCATCAAAGTTGTTTTTCCAACCCCAGTTGGAGCCAATATAACTCCGATTTCCCCTTTTGCTAAACCACCTTTAAGGAGTCTATCAATACCCTCGATTCCCATCGGAATCGGATGTCTGAAGTCATCGTTGAGAACGTCGTCTAAACCTGTGAAGATATCTGTAAGTCCAGTTTCTCTTTCTCCAACTTGAAGTGCCTCTCTTACCATACCTTCAACAGCATCGTAAGATTCAAAATCACCTTGGTCGATGATTTTTTGAGCTTTGTTCATCGCCTTCTGAAGTTCTTGTTGTTTACAGAACTTCAAAGCTTTTTCCTGAACAAAGGGAGCACCTTCGAACGGAGCCTCTTGGATTTGTTTGAGAGTATCGACAACAATCTTCAATGCCAACTCTTGAGAAATTTCCGTCTTGGCAATTTGTTCCAAGGTTTCAAAGTTGGGAGTTGTTTGGTATTTTCCGTAATATTCACGGACCATTTGTACAATCAACTTGAAGTACTTGTTGTCGAAATAAGAGGATTCTAAAACATCGATAATGGATTGTGCGAACTCTTTGTCTGTAATGATTTGGTTGATTAATTGTAGTTGAAATGTATTTCCGAGGTATTCAAAATTCTTATTCATAGAGTCGCGTGTATCAATTAAATATTACCGAGAAAGGTCATATCCAAGAAGCGAGTAAGACAAATTTTCGCCTGAAAAAATGTCAGTCAAACCCTTCAAAATATTTTTCAGGCTGGGACGTACGTCAACCGTATATCTTACTTTTGGAGGGAACATTTTACCATCAAAAATACGGTGAAAAATAATTTCATCGGAAATTTTGACATACATATTGAAGTTCTCAGGACCATCAGTATTTGAGGTATTCATCAAGTCAGGGTCCAAGAAAATCGCCTCTTGATTATCAAGCATGTAGGTGACGGTTTTCATTTTAAGGTCATCCACCAAGATACCCTCAATGTCCTTCATCATCTCATGAAGTTGAACAGAACGACGTGCCTTTGGATTATAGTTACGTACGTTATAAAATCTCTGAACAACGATGTTTTCATTCAGAGTCAAAAGGAATTCCATCTTTACTACGGATTCTTCTTTCATAATTGTGATTGATTTTGTTGATTAAAATTACGTTTTTCTTTACGAGTTAGTTTCATAAAAGGTTTTAAAAAATCTACAAAAGCCTCGTCATCTTTTGGTAGATATTTGAAGAAACCATCCTGTGTCATCATGACAATTATATTACGGAAATTCCGACCTTCAGGGTCAAGAGATTCTGAATAATATTGTTCAACGATAAGTTTAGCTTCCTCGGTGATAAGTGGATTTTTTAAGTCCACAATGGTTTGGTTTGTTATGTAAAATTTTTCACCTAGTTCTCCATTTTTAGTTACACCTTGTAAAATATTCCTCAAGACAACTTCCTTGTGTTCTTTAACCAATTCTTTTGTCTTTGTTAAAATATCATCAACAGAAATAACGTTTTCAAGCACCTCAGGAAAAAATTTCACAAAAGTTTTTTCACCCAACAACTTAATGCCGTCAATGTTGTCAGACTTGTCACCCATCAATACTTTTGTCGCAAAAACATTCTGATGGGGGATAAAATAATCCCCCATTTTGACTCGGTCCCCGTAAACATATGTTTCTTTTTTTATGGGAGAAAAAACCGATGTTTTTTCGCTAACAAGTTGCAATAAATCTTTGTCAGAAGAAAGAATAGTTTTTTCTTCATCTTCAGAAATAAAACAATAATAAGCAATTAAGTCATCTGACTCATTTTTTTCGACTTCAATTTGTCGGACGAAACATTCCTCAAGATACTCCTTGGTTCGTTTTTTTTGAGAATAATATGATTCGAGTTTTGCCTCGTTCATATCATTCCTACGATTCAGTTTGTACTGAGGATATAACTCACGTCTATGGGAGGAGTTATTAACTCCATCCCAAAAGACAATGATTTTGTCGTACTCGTTTCGGTCCAGTTGCCGACGAAGGGTGTTAAGGAAATGGAATACACCCCCAATGTGATTTCCTTCCACGAATAAGTCCTTGACTCCGTGGAATCCGATTTTAAATAGATTATCTCCATCAACAAGTAGTGTTCTCACAAGAAGGCAAATTAATTGTCTTCTTTTTCTTCCTTCAACACAAAGTCCCCATCAGAACCGATTATCTCTTTCCAATAATCTGAGTACTCTTTCTTATAAGCTTCAATCGATGCTTTCTCCTCTGCAGCTTCCTTACCTGCCAAGAAACCGTGGGGGGTAACAATAATCTTTCCGTCTTCATAACCCAATCCGTTGATGTGGTTTTTCATGACAGAGATTTTGGTACGAGAGGCGAACTTAACAGTGCGCTTATCCTTAGTTGCTGTAATCTTTGTTGTACCCGCACCTTTTTGGTTTCCAAACAAGAATACCAAAGAAGAGTTGAGCCAAACAGACTCACCACCCTTAGCCTTAATCTTCGGTTGTCCAAAAGGATTATCAGGGAGTTCTACCCAAGGTTGGTTAACAATAATCAAGGAGTTCTCAAACTTGGAATCCGCTTTACGTGAGCCCGAAATTCTTTGGTTGATACCCATACCAATCTTGTCAGATAGAACCGAAGCGTTATGTTGTTTACCACCCTTGCCTTCATAGGTCATCTTACAGGGCACAGACCCCACAGAATCCCACAGGAAACACAAACTATAGTCGAGCTCACCCTTCTCTTGGGCATCCAACAAATCGTTGATGTAATCGGTGATTTGTTCGATGTACTCGAAGTTGTTATTGAAGATAAAGAACCCGTCCCAATCCAATTCACCGGTCTCAGGGTCAACCACTTCCTCACACTGAAGTCCCATAAGACGAGCGTGTTCAAAACTCCATTTCTGTTCGGTGATAATAAACACAGGAAGAATTTCTTTCTTCTGAGCATCCACCGCAGTCTTAATCATTGCGGTTGTTTTTCCTGTGTCAGAGTGACCCAAGAACATGTTGATGTGTCCGATAGCAGGACCGGGAAGACCCACCGCGTCCAAAAACTCTTGACCACAATCAAAGAAACGTTGTGGTTTGTATTTGGCTGAAGTGGAAAACTTCTTCTTTATTGAACCAAAATCATTCTGTTTTTTGATTGCCATTGTATTTCCAAAATTCTGTTAGGGTTTGTAACTTATCACTTGCATTGGCTAACTTCTCAACAAAGTTATCCATCTCTTCCAACATTTGGGGATGTTCTCCAATACCCGCAGCATTCTCAAGATAAATCATAAGAGTTGCCTCGGCTTCCAAAATCTCAGCCTCATACTTTCGTTTGAGACTGTTAATCATTTTTTCTCTTGTTTCTTTTGTCATTGTAATAAAAAGTAAAAGGGGCAGACAACGTCTGCCCCGTTAGATTAGAACGGTAGGTCCTCGTCAGCAGGTGAGTCAGCTTGGGGGTCTTTGTAGGAAGTAGAAGAACTACTTGAACTTGAACCTCCATAGGTTTCAGTTCCCTCTTCATCGTTACCGTAAACATAACCACCTTTGTCGCTATCCCAACGTGGTACTTCACCACGAGCAATCGCCTCAAGGTACTCAACAGGTTTTTTAGAATATACATCCAACCAGGTCAATTCATCATCAACCCACTCTTTCATCACCTTAGCATCTTCGTGAATTGGGGTGGGGTCATCATACATTACAGTTGATACGGTAGTGTACGCAGCACCCTTTGGGGTTTTTTGTTTGGTGAGTTCGATAATCAAATCACGTCCTTTGTCGGGGTCGGTAATATCACCTTTATTACGCCAAATAGGAATAATCTTATCTAAGATACCTTCGTTTTTGTAATTGTGTTTGAAACGCCAAAACTTTACACCATCTTCCTCAGCATCACGGTCAACAACTTTTACAATGTAAAACTTACGTGACTTGTATTGTTTTGCCAATTCTTTGTCTGATTCTTTACCAGTTGACATAAGTTCTTCATAAACTTCGTTGAGTGGTGAACGTTCGTTGTCATTCTTACCCGGGTCGTAAAACTTTTGCCATTTACCACCTACTTGGATTTCATGATACCAAGCCTCCTTGAAAGGTGAACTACCATCTTTGGTAGGGAGGATACGAACACGACGTGTGCCCGAATTTGATTTGTCATCCAAGATAAGAGCGAAGTATTTCTTCATTCTCTCGTCCTGTGACATCTTTCCCTGTCCACCACCACTGGCTTGTTGGGATTTTTCATACTGTGCTAAAACTGCATCTAAAGAACTCATAGGAAATAAAAAATTAAGTTAGTTGTTTAATGTTAATAAAAAAAATGAACGTAGTCAAATTCTATCATGAAAATAAAAAAGGGTTGTGTTACCACAACCCCAAATATAATCATGTTTCCATAGAAAATCAGTACTTGAATGGATTTTTGTATCCATCATCGAAGGCGTCAAACGTCTTCTTGATTTCCGCAGGAGAAATACTTTCAACCTCATCTGAAGTCAAAACGTATTCGTGTTTACCCGCCTTTTCGAAGTCATCTTTCTTGTCTTCAAAGAAGTCGGTTAACTTTTGATTGAAAGGTCCTGAGTCCAAACTTCTGAGTTCAAGTTTCTCTTGTGGAGTCTTCTCTCTATACTTTTCAATTTTAGTTTCAATGTCGTTTAACTTGTTAACCAAATTATCCATGTCAGCAAGTTTTGTTTCAAGATTATTCAAATAACCAAACAACTGTTGGAAATAGTCGTCTTGTTTTTTCTCGATACCTTTTTGTGAGTTTACCAAATCTGTAATCTCCAATTCTTCTGTACCACTACCTTCTGTCTCTTGAGACTCTCCCTCTCCATCGATTTTTTCAACCTCAGTGTCTTGAGCCACATCGATTTTCACGGGAGGTGTATTAGGTTGGGTGGGGGTTTCCTCAGCACCAACCTCAGGAGTCGCAGGTGCATCTGCTGGTTCCAAAGCCAAATCGGCTTGCTCAGTGATATACTTGTTAATTTTGTGGTGTCTTTCGATTTCTCTTAAAATCTTTTTGTCGATTTCCATTTTGATTAGCCGTTTAATAATGTCTTTATACCGTGAGCAGTTTCAACTTTTACTTTTCTGTTAGCTGTTACAGAATGTCCGGCTCTTTCAATTAACCCATCTCTTTCACGAACGACATAACAATCCCCCGTGTCAAGGTCACAAACTTCAGTTGTACCATCACCATTACTCCTTGAGGAAATTCTGGCGTTTTTACCAAGGTACTGGTTCAATTTCATATTTAAATCCATAGTCTAAGATTTTACTATAAATATCCACTTATACACAAACATCAACAATTTGCACCTGTTAAGTCACAAGTAGTACCTTCCAATACGATTGTTCTACCATTAGTTCCGTTCGGATAGCATTCACAACACGGATTTTGAAGAATGGTTTGCATGTCATTCGAATCTATAATGTCATCAGGTTTATAACCGTAATCGGGACAATCGTAAGGAATAATGGACCTTAGAAATGGGAAGTTGTAAGTTCTTGTTGGAGTTGTTACCGAAACCATGAAAATAACTGAATAGTCCGGTTTATTCCGAGTAATATCACTTAATGCCAATCTGAAACCATTCAAAGCTGAGGTAAAGTTACCTTCAGAAGCCGTTGTACCAGCGGACAAAGTGAAGTTGGAAATGGTCAAGTTTCCAACGATTCCACTACCTACTATGTAGATTCTTGCAGGGTAAGATTGACTTAAAGTTGTGGCGATTCTAAATAGTCCGGTAAGGTTGTCAGTAGTAGTACCATAACCAATTCGTAACAAAGTTCCACCACCCGTTATTTGTAAATTACTCAACAGAATGTCATCAGAACTTTGTGGTACTTGATTTGTTGAACTTGGAGTTGGTGTTGGTACTGGATTTCCTGTGTTTGGTCCCACACCAAAAGTGAAGACAACGTTTGATGGAGTTGGGGTACAAGTTGGAACTATTGAGCTTGTAGTATTAACATTATTCGCCTGAGGTGATGGTTGTGGGGTCGGTATAATTGGGATATTAGAAGTGAAAGGAGGAGTTTCCTTTTGTTGGAGTTTGTCGATTAACAACTTCGCCTTTACCAATGAAGCAGCAATATCAGTATTCCTTGTTTGACTAACACCAGTCGGGTACGGCCAATTTTGGAGATAGAATGTTTCCAAAGACTTCTGTCGAATTTGACCAATTTTGTCTCTGAGTCTATCCCTCATGAATTGTAAAAATTCCGAAGTCGATGCGAACATGGCTACCGGCACAGAATTTTTAGTACCTTGATTGGTTTGGAAATTTCTACATGAATATGTTCTCAAGAAATATTTTTCAATCAAATCTGAATAATTGTACTCCAAAGTAACTTTACCATAGTTGTTATCGTATCCATTAAATCTATTGTCACTGAAACTCGAAACATAACAAATACAGAATATCACAAACTGCAGATTTTGGTCAGGTGTTACGTTTTTAATTTCTTGATATAGTTGTTCCGCATTCAATTTTGTATCAGTACCCGCAACACTTTGGAATCCTAAAACATCTAAATAAGGGTAATCCTTCACTTTAGCAGTACAAGAGTTTTGTTCTGCAGTAGTTGTGTTTGGATTTGTCGATTGATTAGCATTCTTCTGTTGTGTTGTTGTGGAAGCGGTGACGTTGTCTTTTCTTTGTTTAACCGCACTAATTACTTTAGAAACTAAATTCTTGTTGATACTCATCAAATAGTTGTCAATCAATGGTAAATCAAAAACACTTTGTCTTATACCTGTGAATGCCGTTTGGAAAGTACCAGGTGTAACAGTATGATTAACTTCTGTAATCATATAAGAACCATTAAACATGGGAACATGTCTCAAGTTGAAATACATTGTTGGTTGAATCAATGCATTACCAAAAGCGACAACCTCACAGTTGTAACTCATGTTCTTGTAGATGTTATACAAAGAAACGTTCTGTGTTGCAGTATTTCTACCCGAAGCGAAGTCAGCCATCTGATTTATTTGTTGAATTGACTCCGAAGTTGCTTTACCCATGTTTTGGTCAACTCTGAACGAATAGAAGATATTTTGGTTTCTTGTTCCAATATCAACATTAAAACCTACAACCTTGTTATTCAACAACGTATTTACATTTTCCTCTTGTCTTACAAGAGGGTTGTTGTTGGCTCTAATATCAAAGGCATCACTTCTGAATAAGAAGTTTTTATTTCCTTTCATATCCAAATAACTCGAAGGTCGACCACTATAAAAACAAATGAGTTTCGGTCCCGAGTTTCTGTAATCAACATTCAAGAAAGTCCCCCACATGTCATTGGCAAAATTTTGTGGAGTTTGGTCGGCATCATTTGCATTATTACCGGCAACATCCTGAGTTTGGTTGTAGAAGTTGACATAAGCAGGTAACGGCATGACAGAAAAATGATTCTTGGTTAGAATACCCGCCAAGAATACAAACACACTCATGTTATAGTTAATTGATTCTGCATCTGTGATTCTTTCCAAATCAAAGATGTCAATTAATATTTTTTGTCCTATATCACGTGAAGCTCGGTCTAAAAACATTACATCTTCAAACAAGGAACTTTCTCTGAAATTGGACCCCGCAATCCATTTATCATTAAGGGCTTTGAAAACCTCATATAATTCGACCTTTGGTTGAGTACCATCGAATTGTGATTGTATAGAACCTTCCGATATTTGACTAATTTCAGGTAACCCTTTCTGAGTTAGAATAATTGTTTGGTTTAATGTTTGGTCAAAGAAATCTTGATATCCATTCAAGTATCCTTGTAATTGACCAGCAAAATCTTGAGCCGTTAAATTTGGATTATCAAGTTTCTGAGTCGCGTATAATTTTACCAATTGACTTAACTCCGTCGCATTGAATTCATTGAATTGAATATTTGATGAAATGAAAAAGTCTGTAATGTACGAACTGTTACCTATGTAGTTTAACTCCGGTATTGTCGAAAATCCAACATTCAAATCCAAAGCTTCCCATGCGTTTTGATTAAGTGTACGGGATATTAGGAACGTTGTTGCCCCACCACCATCAGGTAACGAACCTTGTACATATGGGCTAAACGGTATTGGGTCCGCAACTGTTAGGTTACCGGTGACGTAACTGATATAAGATTCAACAGTTCTTCTACGGTATACCGTAGGGTTACCCATTCTAAGTGCAACATCATAACCCATAAGGTTTTGTAACTTAGCAACAACACTTCCAAACTGATTATCAATTATTTTAATAAATAAATCTTCATCATCAGAATAACTTGGTGGTAAAGGAACACTCATCAATTCTCTGAAAAGCCCTTGAAAGTTTTTGTAGATGTAATCTGTGTCTTGGAAAGATTGTCCGACTCCTCGATTTGTTGTTGAAACTGTCGGGTCTAAGATTGCCAATGGGTCAACGACTGTGTCATTTTTGTAATTCGACACAGACTGAGAGAATTTCAAAAATTCCTCTTCTAATTTGTCTAACACACTTCTTTCAAAAACTGAAAACATATCGTCGATTGCAGAATAGTTTTGAGTAAAGCCCAACGAATTAGTTTTCAAATCAAAAGCCGGTGTTGTTCCAACCAATGGAATTAAATTCAAATATTCATCATAGGCAGGTCTTACAATATCCGAAGAATCAAAATAACCATAGTTTGGCATTTTCCAAAATAATCTCACCGAACCATTATAAACTGAGGAGTTGTTATAAAGGTCTTGACCTAAAACTCCTTGTACTGAGTAACAAGCTTCTCTTACTTCGTTTTGTTGTGTTCCAAAAGAAGGTAAAATGTAATAGTTTACTTGAGGTGTTGCGGCAGGATTATCACACGTGAGTATATTGGGGTCCGAACTTGGAATACCATCAGGAATAATACAACTATAAGTGTACATGTTGACCACGGCTACCTGACCAAACGCGTTCAATCCATTTGTATTAATATTTGAGTCAACAAGATTTTGTACTTTTAATCCATTACTGATTGATTGGTTAATTTCAGAATCAGAGTAGTTTGTGTAAAGATTACTCCCATTTAAGAAGTAATTGAAATCGTTAATAGCCTTTGGATAAAAACCAACACTCAAGTCGGTGTATTGAACACCAAGAACGTTAGTTTGATTTTGAAGTTGGATATTACCAATATTCAAGTTGTAAACTTTATTTGTATTACCACCAATCGGGTCGAAATTTTGTGCAAAATTGAAATCAGTCCAAACAGGACTCAAAATATCCGTTTGTAGTGCACCACTCTGTATGTAGGTTTTGTACCTATGCCATATCGAACCATATTTTAAAACCCACACGTAAGGAACTTTATGAATTGCACCGAATTTTTTGAAGGAAGCAAAAATGTAATCAAGTGAAACCGTTACGTTGTTATCATAACTCTTGTATTTTTCTCTGAACGTTGCAAGAGGTAAAGAATTAATAAAAAGGTATGCTGCAGCTGTGTAAGGATTAACAACGTTGTTCTTTTCATTTTGTACACCAACCAAAATTGAATTAACAAAATATGGTGTATTCAACATCGAAGTCGTTCTTTCGAAAGGTAATGTCTCGTTGTTCCCCCTAATAATACCTTCCGTGGGTAATAAATTATCAACAGTGCGATTTACGTAAAAATTGGTTAAATTGTTCGCAGGATTCGGTGAAGTAGTTGATAAATAATTGAAACTTGTAACAGGTCTTATGTTCGTTACATTATTAACTTCAGTAAAATTTGAAATTAAATTTTTTGGTTCGAAGATTTTGTAAGTTCTACTTGTGTTGTTTGCATTGGCAACATCACCAACTGCAAGATATCCATTTAGGTTAGTTACATTCCAAAGTTGGTTTGTAAAAGGATATGTGTCAATAAACTGAACTTGGTTGGTTATTGTCGAACCTAAAAGTTCTTTTACGGTGTCTTCCCCAGGTAAATTTGTATCAGGAGCTAAAATCAAACTTGATAACGAATCCGTAGATAAAATACTAAAATTATTTGCAACTTCCCTTCTCAAGTATTCCGTTACAAATATGTCTCTGATGAACTCTTGCCAAAAAGTGCCTGTCCCCTGATTTGAAAAGTTTTCTAAATTAGCCTCGTAATTTGCTGAAGTTAAAACGGTATTTTTCAATTTGTTTATCAAATACGGACTACTAACTCCCAAAGAAGAAATAATGTTACCTGCCTCCAATGAACCTATTGTAGTAATCAGAGATGTTTTTATTGGGCTATTAATTAACCTTCCAAAACCTGTATAGAAAGAATACATAAATTGTCTTTCATAGATTTCATAAAAAAATCTTAACTCTTCCGTATTCCTGTAAGCCAAGTTTACAAGTGGAAATTCAATCGCATTTAAATTTAATTTTGTAGAAACTTGTGCATCGTTTTGTTGAGGCGGTCTTTGGTTAATTGAGGTCAATCTTTGGGCAGTACCTTTCAAATATTCTTCAACAAATTCTACTTCCGGCCATTTATCGTACAAGAACCCTTTTGTCAAATTTACTATTGATGGGTCACCAGGATACGCTAACTCATACTTGTTTTTATTTTGGTCAGTATTTTCGACAAACACCTGAGGCCATGGGTATACAAAAACTTCAGAGTTTTCTACCGCAGCTTGGTCTGCGTTTGCAGCATATTGGACTCTATCAACACCATCACTATTGGGGACTGACGTATCATTTCTGAATATAATACTTTTTCTTACGGGGTCAGTTTTAACATTCCACGCCTTCTCATGGACCTCATCCATTAGACGAATGAATGCTTCCGTCGAAGCCATAATAACCGCACTGATATTACGTATAGTTGGTCTAAAACCAATACCTGTATCGGAACTAATTATTTTTGCCGAAAGTTCTTCTGTGATACGATTTTCTTCTTGGTTTACAATTTTATCCAAATCACCCTCCATGGCTCGTATAAGCGTATCGAACCTTTGGGGACCCACAAAACTAAAGAAAGGTTGTTTAACTTCTTTCAATCCGTCAGGAGTTAATTCAACAGTAATAAAAAATAAACGTTGATATTGTTGTTTTACAAAGTCAGACACTTGTTGAGGTGTTGGTGCCAAGATTCCTGTTTGGAAACTTATCGTACGTGTCCAATCTATCAAAGACGGGTCAAGTTGAATGTAAAAAGTATCTTTATTAATTGAATTAGTAATCTTGAAATTCTTCTGTGCGGATTTCCCGTAAGTACTATTTTCCGATAACCGAGTGTTATAGGTTTGAGTAATTGCAGTAAGTTCTGAAAGTGCTTGTTGTCTTCGTTCAGGACCCAACTCAGTCTTAAATGCGTAAATTTCTTGTCCAGTGTTCTGTAAAACATAAGGGCGGTCATTCACGTATTTGGTAAACCAAGAATCCGCACCACCTCTTATTTTATTATAATACTCTTTAAGTGTTTTGCGATATGTTTCTGCTTCAGTAAGGGCTTGGAGGTCTACTTTATTGTATGACGCAACAATTTTTTCTTGGAAATTCTTTAAACGATATCCTAACTCTGGTAAAGTTAATTCGGGAAAATCCTGTGGTATTAGCCCTTTAACTTTATATTCATTGTATATTTCCCTTATCTTTTGATACCCTTTTGAACTTATAACTGTTTCGGAGGTTGAGTAATCTGAATTTTGAGCATCAAGTGAATTTGCCAATTGTGAATTCAATTGACCTCTTGTTGTCGCATCATTTTGTTGACTATCTACCGGAGTTCTCGTTACATTATACGTTGTGGTGTACATGTTAGGTAACGCAGTGAGGTGACCTAAAGTAATTTCATTAAGGATATTGTATTTGTATCCGAAAAATTTACAAGTAATTTGATAATTCCCACTGAATGTGTTGAATCGAGCATTGAACGTGTGGAGGTTCAGTTGATATCTTATCGCCTGTCCATACCAACCTTTTAGAGTAAGATAGAATTGTGGATAGGGTAACTGAAAAAATGCGGCATATGGTGATTGGTCCCCTTGTTCAAAAAGTGCCCTACCTTGAACATCCTCTAATTCTATTGTAACTTCAGGCACAAAATTCAAACTCGTTCTAACAGAAATTTGAGTAATTCCCAAGAGTCCTGGGTCTATTGTCATTCCCCTTTCATCTGTTGAAATGGACTGTTTGTAAAAAGTAGTACCGTCTGGGTTAGATACAATTGCTTCATTCCTTTGGAGACGAGCCTGTCCATTAATTGAACCGAGACCTGTCAAGTCATCGTAATAACCTGAATTTAGGAATTGGTCGTTGTTTGGTTTAAGAAAATTAATCTTCGCAATTGAAATTGTTCTTATGTTGTCTTGCGGAGTTCCTCCAACGGCAAGTTTTGTTCTTGGAAGTAAATCTACTTCCAAATTAGCAAACATTACCAAGTTTTCGTGGTCAACCAAACGTTCTTGAATGATTTTTTGACCATTGGTAGCGTTTGTTGAAGTCTTGTTTGGGTCTACAAGAATGATGTTATTGTAAGCCTCTTCAACAAAGATGTTCCCTGAGTTATCTGAAAGTCCATTACCTGCCATAATAATAGAAGTAGTTTTCTACCGAAGCTTTGTAATCTTGTAAAGAAGCCACCAAAGGAAATGGAATAGTGAGAATTGCCCCGTCGTATATGTTATTTTCTAATCCACCGAATTGAGGATTGGCTTGAAGAATCAACCAACCAAAAAATGGTGAACCGTAAAATTCTTGAGAAGCCCTGTCCAATCTACTCCTACCTACTTTATAGACAAAGACCTTGTCTGTTGGCTTAGGGTCAATAGTTACAAATGGAACAACTGTTTGTTGTCCATTTACCAAGAA